GGAGAAACAGCTGGACGGTTGTAGAACCCAAGCTAGTTCAGACGTTGAAGCGAAAGATTCAACGATTGCAGCAACAGCTCGCAGAAGTCGAACAGCGAAGGAACATTTCAACCGGCAAGTCCGCCGCCACCACTCCCATGCTCTCGAAGGGACGGAAGCCTACGAAGCCTGGTCCAAAGGAGTCAAATCCAAAGGATCGGTTCTCGCCGCGTACAATCGCGAGAAGCGCCTCATTGCCGATTGGCAAAAGCGTGGCCGATGTCCCTGGTGTTGTTCTTGCTCGATCTCATTCGGCAAAAGTAACAAACCCTACATCCTCCCATCAGGTTGGAAACTCGAGACCAAAAGCATCTGGTGCTACGTCTGTGAAACCTACACGGACGGGCCAACAGCGCAAGGGATCTACACTCACTCGTAGAAACCCTGCCCCAACGGGCGAAATAACTCCTCCAGAGGAAAAGGTACCTCGGAGGGAGCAACCAAACGCAAAGTCAGCAAGTTTGGCTGCTACGCTGAAAACGGGACCTGTCAAAGAAGATGACCGACCAGTGTTCGAAGCTGATTTGGTGGAAGTCGAAAGACGTAAACCAACTAGGCGGGAACGAGCACTATCAAGGAAGGCCAAGTTCATTGACTCGGATTGTTATTACTATCTGCTCGAGGAGTTTGCATTTGTTGAAAGAACAAACAAATCACCCAGGGATATGAAGGTTAAGTTGTCAAAATATCTTGACAAGTATGACATGAAAGAATTTTCTACCAAAGAACGGTATGAATTGATAGTCAATGTCGTCACTCAAGCCATGCTAATCCCAATTGAAGAGCAGTTGTTACGACAATCTCTCAAGGACCCTGACGCTCTGGAAACCATGCACAAACAGAACGTCATGCTCCGAACTGGAAATTTGGGACACACCGCAGGAACGAACCTCCTCGGAGGGTTGTTCTGCAAGACGTCTCACAGTTTGGACACAGCGTGAAAACCCCCCATGTTGCCCGCTGTCTGTGTAAAAGGACGTACTCAACAATATCGAGTTTTACCAGGCAGCAAGATCAGCATCCAACATGAGGGGTGTGCTAGCAGACGAGTGTCCACGAAAATGTTTCAGTTTAGGCCCAACTTAATTGATAGTTTCGTTTGGATACACGGTGATTGTGTGTGTAATGAGGTCATAGCTTTGCGCCAAAGACACCAACTGGATGACAACTCCAGGTACACATCATCGATTGATCTGCGAACAATGCTAGCAAAGCATGTTTTCTATGCCACACCCGTGAGTGAGCAGTTTATTATAAACAAAGCACCGGATGTTAGGCGTAGGAAAGCGCTGGAAGTTGCAAGGGATTCTTTGGCTATCTACCCATTAGAACCCAAAGACGGCAGAGTGAAAATGTTTCTTAAACCAGACAAATATCACACAGCTGAGTATGGAGCACCTAGATGCATCCAGTATCGTGATAAACGGTATGCACTACCCTTAGCAACTTACATCCATCCTATAGAGCACGAAATGTTCAACTGGGAGGATGACAGTGGCACGTCTATCTTCGCCAAATCGAAGAACCACATTCAACGTGGGAATGACATTGCAGCTAAAATGCAGTATTTCACTAATCCGATTGCTATCTCTTTAGATCACAGCAAGTTTGATAGTCATGTCAACTTGAAGTTACTCAGATTGGAACATTGGTTCTATTCCAAGTGCTACCCAGGTGACAGGTTGTTGAAACAGTTGCTCAAAATGCAGGAGGAAAATAGTGGGTCTACTAGAAATGGTACGTTGTACAAAACAAAGGCAACTCGAATGTCTGGTGACCAAAATACTAGTTGTGGTAATAGTCTAATAAATTACGCCATGACTTTAGCATTGAAAGAACATCTGAAAATCAAGATGGCAATGTACATAGACGGTGACGATTTCATCATATTCGTCGATAAGGTCAACGAACATTTGATCACACCGCAATGGTACGAACAGTTTGGTATGAAAACCACTCTGGAAAGTGCCGCTACAGTGATTGAACATGTTGATTTCTGCCAATGTCG